ACTCGGTCGAAGTCCAATACCAATCATCGGCAATGGGTTGGCCACCTGCTTTCTCCAATGCTGCATTGACCTCCTTACGATGTGTGAAGATAAACAGCATTTCACCCATGCTTGGAATGTACCAACCATCGCTCAGGCTGATATTGTCAGACAGTCCGACGGCCTTTAGGTGTTCGGTGTTCTTCTGGCCGTTCCAATCGGCCACGGCATCAATGCAGGTGTCAATGTAGTTGCCTTTGAGGTTCGACGGGTCTTTCTGTTTGGTCAACGTCGTTTCCTCACCATCGTTGCAATCTCGGAGTGCAATAATGATACTGCGCTCACCCTGCACCAACAAAACGCCCATTGCATCCTCTGGGGGTGTCAACGTGGCCTTGTACGGCACAATGGTCTTTTTCTCATCGTCGCAAATGTAGTAAACACCATCCTTTGGGTGTTTGCCATTTGTCGGTACTGATGGGGTCGGGGCCTCATCTTCCACCATGAATTTGTACATTTCACGGCAAACCTCGATGCTCTTTGGTTCGTCACTGATGGCAAACTCTTTCAAAAGTTCCATCTTTAATTTCTGATTCTCTGTCATACGATAATTAAATTAGGGGTTGTTAAACTAATCTTTCAAATAATAAGGTGTGGTGTAACCTGCACCTTTGAGGGGTAAATCCGCACACCAATCAATCGGGGTGCTAAACAGTGCCTCCACGTCGGCCAACGTCTGGTCGGGCGTTGCCTCGACAATGATTTCATCATGGATATGGAAAACCACGTTGAGGTGCTGTTGCCTGGCCCTCAGAATGACAATGCCCAATATGTCACGGGCAATGGCTTGCACAATGTTCTCTGTGAGTTTGCCGCCATACGTTCTGACGTTGCCCCATTTCTTAGTGGTCTGGTTCAAACCCTCATACTCAATAATTTCATGGTCGCCACGCCATCCGTCGCCATATTCAATGCCAACATTCGCTCTGGGGTAACAGATAACACGGCCAGACGGCAATGTTATTGTTAGCATCCCCCATCGCTTGCCAATCTCAATGCCACGATGTACGGGTACGGTTTTTCCCGTCTTTATGGCTGTAATGGCAGCTTTCTCGATCGTGGCCCACATCTTCACAATTTTGGGGTTGGAATTACGCCAAAGATTCACGATTTCCTTTTCTTCGGATTCTGTCAAACCTAAACGCTTGCCACCCATTGCCTCCAATGCAGACACACCGCCACCATATCCCAATGCCAATGTTGCAATCTTGCCTTTCTGCCTCAACTCAGCATTTTGGCCGTGCTTCTCGACGGGCTTGTTAAACATCTGGCTTGCCGTGGCGCAATAGATGTCGCCACCTTGCCGGAATACGTCCAACACCCATTGCTCACCTGCCAACCATGCAATCACACGGCACTCAATGGCTGAAAAGTCACACACATGAAACGTGTGGCCTGGTGCTGCAATGAACGCTGTGCGGATTAACTCACTGAGTACATAGGTGACGTTGGCATAATTCATTTCAAACTCTGTCAAATCACCCTGACGTACCAAATAACGGGCATCGTCCAAACTTTCCAAATGGTTCTGTGGTAGGTTCTGCACCTGCACCAATCGGCCTGCCCATCTTCCTGTACGTGCTGCACCGCAAAATTGCAAAAGTCCGTGAATACGGCCATCATTGCAAACGCATTTCAACATGGCTGCATACTTCTTATTGCTGGTCTTACCCATTTCACGGCGCAATGCCAAAATCTTCTGAGCCTTTGGCCAATACTTCAATTGGCCGTCCAACTCATCCAGATTCTTTTTGTTGAGGCTGGCCACGGTCATGCCCGTAACCTTGGAAATATAGGCTTTCAATTGGGCTGGGCTGTTGGGGTTCTCCAATCCGCTTATGGTCTTTGCCTCTTGCAGCAACTCGGCCTTAAACTCATCGTCAAACCTTGCAGCGGCCTCAACCAACGGCAAATCAATCATCACACCACGGTCATTGATTTCTTGGTCGGCAATGTACAACTCATCGTCAAATGCAGGGGCCTCCAGACGGCGCACTTTGGCCAAAATCTGTTGCTCAACCTCCACGTCTCTGATATTGTACTTTTTGAATACCTCCCAACGGTCGGGCGCGTCGCTTGGTAAATGCCGCTTGCCGTTCTTGCCGGGGATGGAGAAATAACGGATTAGGATTTTGCCCTCTTTCATCTTACCATCGGCCAATTTCAGCACCTCACCGCATTGCCCCAATGACAGCGGCAAACCCATACGGGCTGCACGTACCATCGTGCATTTCCATTGTGAGGCTGGCAATGGCTCTGGCAATCCCATCCACTTGCTGATGCAAATACGCTCAAATGCAGCGTTAAACGCTGTCTTTGTCACGGATGGGTCTGTGAGTGCTGCCATAACATCGGCTGGCAATTCTTCACCCTGTGCCAAATCCACACATACGACGGGGCCACCATCCACGCTATATGCAAAAAGCAATATCATGAAATCTGGGGCTTCAACGTATTTGTAAACTCCGCAATCGGCCAAATCGTTGCTGCTGTACGTCTCGATGTCAATTCCTAATTCTTTCATTCTCTCTGTTATTTAAGAATGGCCGTGGGTGTTCCAACGCTTTCTTTAATCCCATGTGGGTGTTGCCACTACCACCACCCACGGCCAATCATTCACGGTTTACAAATCCTCATCATCTTCATCATCCATCGGGATATTGCCAAATGCCTCGCTCTGGCTGACGCTGCCGCCAAACTGCTCATCATCCTTGCACTTACGCACGGCCTCCAAAGCTGCTGCAATGCCACACTTACCATTGACCTTGTAGCCATAGAATGTGACACACACCCATGCCCACACGCCGCTGTAAATCTCATCCTCATCAATGATGGGCTGGCCGCTTCGGTCGGTCACGCTGGGTTTCTTGCCTGTCTTGGCGTTGATGTAAACGTGGCCCTGGTAGGCTTCATCGTCTTTGCCCTCACCATCACGCAATGGGTAGGCATCCGATGTTTCATCAATCTTCGGCTTCTTACCTCCCCAATACTTCGTAATGGCTTGGTCGTAGGCGGCTTTGATGCAGCCTTTGAGGGCTTCAACCGTCTCTTTCTGGCTCTTCGGAATGAGTATGCCCGTTTGGTACTTGGCACGGCTTTCGTCACCATCGGGGCCGGTGTACTTCTCGAAAAGATGTGTGTAACTCAATCGGCACGGGCCGATTACAACTGTACGCCCGTCGTTCTTGGGCAAAATGTTCGGTTTCATCATAGTTGTAATGAAATTAAAAATTAAACTTTAGTTATTATTCGCTTAAATCAACTTTGGAAAAATCGTCGGTGTCTAACTCCGGCCTCTTGTCAGATTCAGGCACTAACGTCGGCTTGCCTTGGGGCTTGTCAATCCACTCACCGCAAATCTCGGCAAATCGTTTCTTGCCAATGATTTTCTCCAAATCGGTAATGGTTTTCAGTTCCCTTGGCTTCATGTAGGCATCTTCGGCAAACTCGGCCTTGGATAATGCGCCCATCACGGCCTCTTGGTCTGTGATTTTGCGGACACTGCGCCCTGCAACCAACTTGAAACCTTGGTACTTCTGGCCGTTCAATGCCTGCTCCAACGTGTACTCATCCACGCCCTTAATCCATGTCTTGATTGTGTCTAACATGGGCAAAACGCGGCTGGCCATTTCTTCGGGGCTGATTGTCTTTGGATCGGGGTGCTGCTCCACGGCTGCAAATGTGAGGTCGGCCAATGCCTTGCAGGTCGCTTTGACCTTGCAGAATTGACACCATTCGCCGGGCATCTGGTGGCCTTTACCCTCAAACGCTTCTTTGGCTTTCGGCATGAGTTGGTACGTTGCCCATGCAAGCAAATCAACGGTACTCAACTCATACTCGCTCAGGTTGTCAATACGTGGCTGTACGATGGTCATTCTTACACGTTGGATATTGTACTCAAAACTAAACTGTGAGTATGCACCCAAAGCGTAAATCTGCATTTGTGGGTTCTTGACGGCTGACACCTTTACACCCTTGCCATACTTGAAATCAATAATCTCCATCGTACCATCGGCAATGATAACGGCATCGGCTGTGCCAAATGCCTCTGGCATCCACTCTGAGAAATCCAATTTGACCTCAACCAACAATTGGGCATCGGGTGTTTTGGCACGGGCGGCATTGTACTTTTCCAGCACGATCGTTTTGTACGTGTCTGTGTACTCATCCATTTCTCCCGTGTGGTACTTGTCGAAAAGCTGCTTAATCTCGGCATCCTCATCGGCTGTTGGCAAACCCAAAAATCCTTTGAGGTGCTTGGCGCAATATGCGTGTGCCAATGTACCCTCTTCTGCAAAGGTGCTGCCGCTGTCGGCAATGTTCTCTTCCAGACGTGGGGCGGCTGTGCAATTGAGCCATCTGTGGGCCGCTGACGGGCTTAATAATGCGTGTCCTGCCATATCAATACGGTGCTTTAATTCCGATTGTGCCATCTTCCAATACTTCCAGACGGTCACACTCTGCAATGAATTGTCGTGCCTCATCCTGGCCCTTTTCTGTAATGAGGGCTGACGGCTTGTCTGAGCCTAACAAAGCGGCTGTGTTCTTAAACCACGATGTCAGTTGACGGTGGTACTTCTTATAAAGTTCTCCATCCGTCTCGTCTTTGTAGTTCTCGCCCTCGATACGCTGACGGGTTCGGTGCATGGCATCGCGGATGTCCTGCTCTGTCAGTTCCTTGGGTTCTGCCTCGGCTGGGGCTTCGGCCTCTGGTTCGGGTTCTGGTGCTGCCTCTTCTGCCGGGGCTTCAACCTCTGGGGCTGGTGCTTCGGCTGTTGCTGCCTTACGGCCACGCTTCTTTGCAGGGGCGGCGGCTTCTGGTTGCTCACTTGCTGACGGTTCGGGCTTCGGGGCCTCAACGGTCGGCATCTGTCTGTGGCCAATGACGGCATTAACCAATGCCACCAATTCAGGCGTTACGCCTAAATCCACATGAATGTGTACGCTAAAATCTGTTTTCATACGACTGAAATTAAATGGTTATTTACTCATTTCTTTTGCTAACTCTCTGATGTCCTTTGCCAGAATGATTGACAGTCCGATGCAAAGTACAATTTCAATGATAGTTCCGATTATTGGCATAACTTATAAATAGTTTTCTTCCCAACATTCGACAATCCATTTGCCCGTTGTCACTCTCCGATTGTCGGCCTTACGCACACGGAATTTGAGGCTACCATTGTCAAAATAGCGATATATGGTGTGTCGTTCCACGCCCAACGCTTTTGCCGCTTGCTGCACGGTGTAACGGCCATCGGGTTCAACTTGGGGCCTGGTATGTGTCATATCGCGTTCTTTGTAATGGTTAATTGGTTCTTGGAATAGTCCGTTTGCACACTGAACTTGCAGCCCAATAGGTTCTGCATCTGGTATGCCGTGGACTTGCCGTTGTCACACTGCTGGGCGTTGGGTAGGTCAAACGTGCGTGTCTCACCCATCGCCATGTTTCTTAAATCTTCTCTGGTAATACGTTCCATGTTATTTATCCTTAAATTCTATTTTTTCAATGAGCCAATTAAGCACCCACATCTTATTTTCATACTCTGTGAGTGAAATGCAATGGTTGTTCTTATCGGCGGTCTGTGCCAACTGCCTGATGAGGTCACGCAAATCTACCAACTCTTTTTTGAGTTGTTCAGCACTGTACATGGATTGATTTTGCAATCCAATCGTTTCAATTTCCTTTTCTTTCCCTGCCATAATGCGACGTTTTAGTTAAAATTACTTATTTACTCACTCATATCTTTGGCGGAAAAGAAAAACCGTCGTATCTT